AAACTTGGCAAGGTAAACCTGTGAACAAATTGTGAACATTTCCCCAATCTGTTCATATTTTGTTCATAATTGCAAAACTGGCATGGTTCTTGCTAGGCAACTATAACATTAAATTGTCTGACAATATTGCGCAAAGTCTGTCACTTATCATGTTGACATATTAGTTCATATGGACTATAATAAACTCAACAAATCAATCAAGCACAGCCAACTAGGCAGGAGGGAATATGAGCGAAGCAAGATTATACGAATTAGCGCATGAAGCTTTATTAACAAGATGGAGCAGGAGTTATGACGATGTTAGGAATTATCCTAATTGTGATTTTTTCGAAACGAAGCAAAAGGAACTATGGAATGAGTTACTTAATCTTGAAAATGAAATGAAAAGCAAGGGATTTAAATAGGAGGATTAAACCATGAAATACAATCAATACTATAATAAAGAGGTTATGAACCTTAAACAACTCACTTGTGATCTTGAGAAACAGGGCTTCAATTGTTGGTTATCCGAAAATGGCGATTATTTATGTGTATACTATCTTTGCCATATAGATTTCATTGAAATATCCTTAACTGGATATAAAGATTGGGCTGTAACTTACTATCAGCCATTTAAAGTGCCTAAATTTTATCATGCTTCAACAAACTGGGGTGTAATCAAGCTGCTCAGAAAGCTTTTCAAATAAGCAAAATAAAACGGTAGCCCGGCATCCGCTGGGCTACCTCTCTTTTTACATCGTAATTGATCCTCTATGAATCTGTACCTGTGTAACTTCTGTCAAAGTCCGGTAGTTGTGCTTATCATCAGAAATATCATACAAACTCAAATAGATATGTCGACCTCGGAAGTTAAGCTGTGCAGGAATGTGAAAAAAGTCACTGCCGGACTTAACGATCACAGCGGTTGGGTAACATGTGTATCCGTTATGATCTCCGATAAAGGAAGTCGAATAGATGCGCCCCAAACGGTACTCAGTGCCATCACATACAAGTGTTCCGCTGTTTGGTAGGCAAACATAGTTACCCCAGATTAAAGTGCTTGTATTTTCATTATATGAGCTCACAAAAGGCCAACTTGATCCCAGAGTTGGTGCAAAGTCACCAGCTTCAAAGTTTGCAGTAACTTCGTAAAATGATGGACTACATGCCCCTGTTTCGACAGCTGTAGCAAGATAGCTAGCAAGCCGTTCCTGGCCTGTTACGTTTGGGTGAAATCCGTCAGAACCAAGGAAACCGTCAGCATGGAGTATATAATCTGACCCTGCCAGATACCGCCAATTCTTTCGTTGTGTATTATACACACTCTTTGCAGTCTTTAATCTGTTTTGCACGTTCGGATCATCCATCCGGTCAACTGACCATGCTACCATAGCGGCAAACACTTTTGCATTTGGGAATCTGACCCCCGCAGCACCCATAAAAGCATTGATTCCATTTTCAATCTCTGAATAGGTTCCGAACTCATTAAACCCCCCAACTACAAGGATCTGCTTAACGTCATCTGATGCAGGGACAGCATTTAAAAGCATAAGGAATGAATTGGAAGCTGTCGAAAATGAAGCCCCCCCATTTGCAGAAATAGTAACATCCTCAAGCCCTGTGTACTTGATAAAGTTTGTAGTCCAGGGCTGTAAGTTACCCTCTGGGCTATAACCTACTGTGTAGCTATCTCCAATGATGATGGTTTTTCCGGAGTGGTCAAAAAGTCCATCCCTTTTCTTCAATTTCGTGATCTCAGCTGTATTTGTTCCAACCTGTTCTTTTAATGGGTCAATCTGTTCAGTGATGACTTTTGTAGTAGCTTCATTTACTACTTTTCCGATCTCTCCATCATCAAGTGATTTTTGAATAGCATCATCAATCATGGTCTGTGCTGTGTCTTTAATATGCGTCCACTCCCCATGATCTTTGTCAGCTTGTTTGCCAACTTTGAGTAACCAGTCAAGGTTCATATCCTGCATAGAACTATGTGGATATTCAAAAAACATAATCATCCCTCCTTAATAAATTAATAAAAGCAGATCCTGTGCAAAAAGCCCAGTGCAATAATCAATAAAGCTTTGTTTCCTCAGACTGAGCTCAGATAACCCCATCTGTTGCGAAGTAGTCACACCAATATTTCCATGAATACGTCCGGAATGCTTATTCTGTCCTGTCTCTCGGCTTGTTTCACCTTTTCCGTATTCAAACGTGTTTTTGTTTTCCCCAGAGCTTTGTACTTTTGTGCTACCCCCGTACTCTGTTGTTGTTTTTTCGTTCGGACTGTAGCTGGAATCATTAAAAGCACTGACTTCATTGGTAGCTGTATTTGCCCCAGAGTTGGTCGTAGTGGTTCCCTGTCCTGCCTCTGCCCTATTTACGTCCTGCCCGGAACTCTGACTTGTTCGTGTCATATCCGGGCTATCTGTCCATTCTTCATGGCGGTCATAGTTTTCAAGTGGTTCATAATTAGTTAATTCTAACACATTATAAACCTTGTCAATACTTCTTTTCCACTTCTTGCTCCATGCAGGGATGGCGTTTTCATGCATAAAACCCCAGTCTGGATAAAGTGGCTCACAATCCCCATATGACAAAAGCAAGCTATCAATAAAGTTTTGCCGATCTGCTGATTCCGGAAACTCCATCTTGTCAAACAGTGTATTGTTCCATTCATAAAGTCCTGCTATCGTCACTCTATAAAGTCCCATATGGTTTCACCTCCGCAGTTTCATAGCTTCTGATCTTGATTGATAAGTTCATCTCCGGATAAAGTCTGTTTGTCATCTCAACCCCTGCTTGCATTGTCTCAAGCCAAGTAGTGAGCCGTGTTACGGATTCTGCATCATTTTTGCTTGTTTCAAGCACATTCAGCCGTTCTTTTTTATCAGATCCAACAGATGGAATACCAACTTCTGTGTCGAACTGATCCAAAAGTTTCTCAAATACCTCAATCAGTTCCGGTGCAATGAAGTTTTGCTTCAGATCTTTGTTGAAACTTTCCCAGGCATCCTGTTTGGCTCCTTGTCTGTCCTCGCTTTTTATTGATACATCAAAAGCTTCAACCGGATTACCGGATTGAATACTGTCATAGATTTTTTTCAAGGTCTGAGCCGCAGCTTTATTTTTAGCAGCTATCAGAAATGCAAGCTTTGAGTTGAAAACATTCATATCAAAAGCACTTGCAACCAGTGCCAGCTTATAGCTATAAAAACCGATGAGGTCACCAATTCCGCAAAAAGTGGGTCTGAGATAGATGACAGAGCAGTCTTTTCCAATCTCCATATCCTCCATGTCAATCTCTGCATTGCTTGCATATGTGTGTATACTAGCTCTGGTTGGCTTGAAATAAATACTGTACCCTGTCAGCATTGGGTATTGTGCAATCAGCCCATAAAGATCTGTCTTTGTGATGCAAATATACCCACCGAAAAGCAGGCAATATTTGAAGTAATCTATGTCAATATTTCCGTTATATCTAATGTCTAAAATTGAACAAACACGCTCATAAAGCATCCGATCAAACGTATCAGTATATATGCTGTCGACTTTAATTCCGGATGGCTGGAAGTAATTTGTGCAAATATTAATTTTATCAAAATTAACCGGTGTCCACATGTTTATCTCCTCTCTATTCAAAGTAAAAACCACTGTTTAAGTAACTATTAACCTGCTCTTGATCTCCATCAAATCCTGCAATCTGGATAGATGCATTCCTGCATTTTACAAAGCCACTCAGTGTAGATAGAGAGCGGATAGTCCCATCTACATAACCCTCACTAGATCCATCCGGATTTATGCTTGTACAAGCGTATGAATTAAACTCTAAAATCTGATTGTTGAGGATATTTGAAATGTTCCCAACAGTTCCAAGCATAGAAATCTCTGGTGCGGTAATACTTCTTCCTGCTTCTATTCCTGCTGAGATTCCTTGTGCAATATTTCCTTGTAAGCCAGCACCAACAAGGCTCACAGCTGACGTAGCTAGTTGGGCTATGTTTGTGCTTGCATAACCGATTTGCACCGGGACTGATAATTGCAACTGATAAGATGCAAACACAACTCTTTTTGATTGTAAAAACACATTGCATAATCCACTGGTTGCGTCAAACTGATAAAGCGCATTCACACTTTCATCTATCTTATATGGGTTAAGGGCAACCACTCCAATAAAAGGAAGCTTTATAAAATAATTTGAAAAAGATGAATTATAGTATCTGAAATCTGTGATAGCATAAAGTGGATTATCAAAGGCAAAAGAATATGAAAAATTAACCACTGTATCTTCATCAATTCTTTTTGCTACCACCCCACTGTCCCAAAATCCTAGCTGTATTGCTTCATCATTGCTGCTTTTAAAAGCAGATTCAACAAATGGCACCCATTTCAAATCAACTATATATTTAAATGGGTCAAACATTAACTTTGTAATGGCATCTTGTATTACGTCAGTAAAATTTGATTCCGTGTACATAAAGTCAAGCAAGTTATTTAATTGCTCACCGTTTATATAATATGCTGCAACTCCGGTTCTCGAAACTACCCGTATTATATATTGCTGTGAATATGCACTTGTCATTATTTTCTCTTTGTGAGTTACATTCCTTGTGGTTAACACCCAGTCATTTGTTGGGATATACATGCTGTCATTGGCAAGTGTAGTCTGCTTACTGGATCGCTCGATAAAGCATGTATAATTGCTGATCTCTGCCCGGTATGTTGCCAGCAGATCCTCACTGGCTGAGATCTCTACCATGTCATTATTCAGTGAAACTGTTGAATTAATAAAATAGTAATGGTCAGCCCATTTCAAATAGTTGAATTGCAATGCATTATCCAGGCTCAGCTTTAACTTAAATACCGGATTCTGAAAAGTTGTATTTGATTTTAAAAGACAGAGCACAGTAGTGCCCTGTCCCGCTGGTCTTTTGGTACTGTTTTTTCTTTTGGAAAAATGATATAAGCCAATCTCTGTCATGATAAATATATCTCCCCTTTTACTGTGATTGCACAAATCCAACCGGATGGAATCCGTACCCACGTTGCTCCGGAACCATCTTTTTTGATATCTTTTACCGTTACTGTGGTTCCTTTTTTCAGACAGCCATCGGAATATGCATGTTTCATTCCGTCAGCTGTCAGCTGTGCATACCCTTTGATTAGTCCCCATATGCTGTATCGTACATGCAAATGATCAACCATGGTTGTATAGGTTTTTCCAATCGTATAAGTCAATGCTTCTTTTTCTTCTGTCCATACCCTGCGGATGCAGACAAGATCATGACGACGAGTTACGGGAGAAATCACTACTCCTGTGCCCGGATTCTCTTTTGTGTTCTTACGACCACCCCGGCTTTCAATCATTTTTCCATATCCAATGTAAATAGCACAGTGAGTAACAGGCGAACCGAAGAATAAGAAATCACCGGGTTTCTGCTGACCAATATCAATCTTTTTTCCAATCGTCGAATAACCAGAAGCAGTCATATCTTCAACCTCTGATCCTGCTTTTTTCTGTATATAGTAGAGTAATCCGGAACAGTCAAGTCCCTGTTCTGGGGTGTTACCACCCCACACATAAGGAGTACCAATTAAATTATGAGCATATAGTACAAGCTCATTTGCTGTCATATAGCACCTACTTTCCAATTTGTTCGATTAACGTGTTCATCTTTTCCAGAGCAATCGTATTGTTTTTGATTACTTCTGACAGTGTGTCAACTTCGTTTTTGTGTTCTTCGTTGAGTTTATCAACTCGTGCGTTGGTCTGGTCATACATGTATTTTACAAAGTATGCCATGGCGATGCAACACACGATAGGGAATGCATAGTTTCCTAAGATAGTTAAAAATGTGTCCATCATGATGCATCCCCCTCTTCAAAATAGTCATTATTAATCGGGGCAAGAGGCACTGTATCAACTAAAATTGCCCCAAAACCAAACTGAAAAACTGAAAAATTTGATAACTTCGGAAATCCGTAATAACTGTCAAATTTTAACTCTAAACTGTTGCTCCTGTTAAAGCAGGCAATTACACTTCCATTTAGTTCTAATGTTGAACTTTGCTCTGCTGTGCTAGTACATATGATTCGGCGTACTCCATAATCACCTTGCAAACTAAAAACTTGCCCTTGCTCATCAGCCTGCATATTGAAATAAAACATTATACCCCCTCCCCCAGTACGTAAAGGATCGCGTTGTGCGTGAAGTTATTCCAAGCATTGAACCGGTAGTGATCAAAGATGTTGTAGTAACCACCTGCTGCATTGAATGGTGTAGCTGCTGAGTACATCCACTGATTATTTACTCCCATCGCCCTGCGGTCATATAAAAGACCAAGCACATAAGGAAGACTTACCGCTGTCGTAGCTGTTTTAGAAACTCCGTTCGCATCAATGAGGTTTGGCTTGATGTTGATAGCAGGGCTGTCGAACTCCTGCCAGCCGTTTACCAGCTCTTTGTCAGCAATTTTAAGCTGTTCATCAGAAAATACTGTTGGGAATACCTGTGTTTCAGAATCAATCCAGAAATCCGTGTACATAAGCAGTTTCTGGTTCTCCGGTCTTGTGAATCGAAGGATATCTTTCCCAGTCAAATTCATGTGATACTTTGTGGTTCGATCCTGCATTTTCTTTGAATCTTTCTTAATACGTGATACTACAAAAGCCATGAAATCCCTGTGATGGTCCGGGCTTAAAAGCTGCTTTCTTGTCAGCTCTGTGCCATAGGCTGTATTATACTCCTTTACCAGATCAACCTCATTTGTGCCAAGTGAGGAGATCCCTGCCATGAAGTTGAGCACCGTCAGTCTGCGTTTTGCTTCATTTCTGGATTCAATATCATTGTAGTACGCTGTCATGTATGAACTTACAAACATTAAAAACTCAGCCTCATTTGAGAAAGCTAATGCCAGCTGATCCCGAAATCTTGTAATATGTGACTGTAACACTTTACTTCCGTAGAATTTTAATTCTACTACTTTCGGAGCATTTATTTTATACATGTCAACCGACTGACCATCTGCAAGCTGACTTTCATTTAAGTCTGTATTCCAATCCTGTGAAGCTTCTGCATCCAACGGAAGTGAAATGATCTCACGTGTGATAGCTCCCCAGCGTTCATTATTCTCAATGATTGACCGGAATACTCCGGATCTGTATTTTTCCATCTCAAAATACGTGCGTCCACACCACTGACTTAATGCTTTTAAAGTTGGTTCTACGCCTGTCCGCAACATGGTTTCACCAACCGACACAAAGGAACTTGTATCTACTGCTTTGATGTTTTCGCGCCCAGTAGCCATCTTGTATAAATCATTGATGATTAAATAGGCATCCTGGACTACTAAACTGTTTGCCATTTATTTACCCTCCTTAATTCATGAGTTTCATAAGGTCTTCCGCTACGTTGTCAGAAGTACGTGGTGCTGATCCAGCTTTTCCAGATGCTGACAGGTTCCCAGCCTGTAACGTAGCAGTCAAAGTGTTGATCGCTGTCATAAGAGCTGCACTGGTAGCATCCTGCCCCGTAGTAACCTGCCCCGGAGTAACCTGCCCCGTAGTAACCTGCCCCGGAGTAACCTGCCCCGGAGTAACCTGCCCCGGAGTTGAAATCTGCCCCATTCCAGACATGTACTGTGCATTCATAATGCCAACGATTTCATTTTTTGTAAATCCAAGTTTACCAAGTTCTAAAATCTGATCCACTTTCATTTTTTCTCTCCTTTTCTGCCGGAAGTGAATTAAATAGGTCAACGCTTCCGGGTAATCAACCCACGGCATCCGCTTCCGGCGGTCGATGTAGCCACGTTGACCTAAGTAAAATATAAATCTATTTAAATAATTTGTCAATATAAAATTTTACGGAAATATTCTGATAACTTATCCTATTTGTCAGACGATAGCTGTCAATCCAGCTATAAAAGCACCGGAATTGATCTTTTCCATGTTGGGTGTCCTCAAACACGTCTTTACAAGACCCAGAAACATGATCTGACACATACAAGTATGCTTTCGATTTATGCTCATAAATTGCAACTTTTCCAATCACACAAATAAGCTTGTATTGTCGTATGTCCTCTGATTTGATAGCTGACACGTCGTCATACGCAAATTCATTTGATAAAGCCATCTTTGCAAAGTCTGTTTCACCCGATAAAGCCCGATACAAAGCAGTATCTTTTTTCTTTTCTGAAATTGGGGAATCATTTATCAGAACCAAGATGATTCCTCTCTCTTTGAGCATGGAAAACTCCTGCTTATTCTTTTTCATTCGTTCCAATATTGGAAGCAAACCAAAAACTTGCACTATTGCATTATCCAAGGTGTTAGAATTTGAAGCAAGCCACCAGCGGAACGGTTTCTTTCCTTGTAGCTCCCTGTTTGCTGAGATTGTTTCGACAGCATTTAAAAAAGCATCATCCTCCCCACTGATTGACTTAGCAATCTTCTCCGGGATAAACTCATCATAAATGCCCTCAGAGAAATCCGAACCGGAGAAACCACGGTTGTTGTGCATAGAGGTAAGACAGAATGCCTCACCTCTATATACTTCTTCATCCTCTGTTTGCTCCATGATCTTAATGCGTCCGTATTCTCCTCTGGGTTTTTCGAAGTGAAAAAACCTGTTCATATCTTTGTTTATGTCCAGCCAGGGGTCAAACTCCGGAAGAAATACTTTGGTCAGTTGTTCCTTTGTCCGGCGCATGTAAATAATTTTTTCGTTTTTTGAAAAGACATCATTGATAAAGTGTTGGAAAATACCATATGTTTTTCCTGTTCGTCTTGCTCCAATCATAAAAATAAAGTTAATCTTATTTCTGTCAGCAAGCTGGACGATCCTTGGAACGTCCAGCCAGCCATTTTTATCATAGATATTCATTAACAAAATCCTCCATCGGAGGCTGCAGGTTGTGAAGTCTGATTGCATTCATTGTACTTTTTCACACATGCATCCTGCAAAAGTTTTAACCACTCTTTATCCAGAGAGTAAACGGAATTGTAATATTTTCCGTCTTTTCCTTTTGTACTTGGGAATGACAGGAAAAGCCCGTCTTTCCACTCAACCAGTGTGAGTCCTTTAATTACAAGTGTATCATCCAGAGCCAGATCAACAAAGGCTTTTGTTTTTGAACTACCGTTATAAGGTTTGCAAGTGATTTTTATGTTTGATTTTAACATAGTATTTTCTCCTTTTATTTACATAATCTTCTTGTTGGTTCAACCAGTTTCCAATTTGATGGTGCTGTCTCTTTTATAAAAATACAGCAATCATCACTATCAATGAGTGGGCAGTCCTCGCATGTATTGTCTTTTGATGCACAATAATCTTTTATAGTAAGTAATGCATCATATAATTCATAAATTGACGCCATCTTTGAGCTCCTTTATATCAATTCTAATGATCTTTCCTACTTTGTATGCTATTATACTGATCTCATCATCCTCATAGCTAACTTTTCTCAGACTGCTTGTTCGCATTGTTTCATAAATCTCTGACATGTCAATCATGTTTTCCTCACCTCCTTAATCACCTAACAGCATCCAGACTTGACAGCTTGCAAACATGCAAGCAAAAGTGACGCAAGTCCAGAAAAGAGTACTCAAATCTTCTTTGTTTTCTTTCCAGAATTTTTTCATAGGTTATACCTCCTTTATACAGTTTAACTTATTTATGTTACAAAACTATTACAAATTTATAACAATTCTATTCATATACTGTATCTTCCATTTCAAATGGCAACGGCAATCCTGTTTCTTTATCATACGGAATTGTATGATCCAATTCATACTCTGTATCACTCAACCGGATAGCACAGCCATATTCAATCCTGCATCCGTCAATGGTCAGTTCATTGATTCCATCATGAAAAAGATACTCCGTTTTCATTTTCCACTTGGGCTCCTGCCAATCATGCGCTCTGCGGTAGTTCCTGCGGAATGTCAAATCATTTTTAAAAATAAATCCTTTTCTAAAATTGGTTATATCATCATCAAGGCAATATACCCCCTCTTTTGGCAATCCAGCGACCGTCAGATGTAAAAAATTATCTTTTTTCAACCGGTAGCAATACCGCTTACTACCCATCGTTATAAACTCACTGTAGATTCCATCAAACTCAGCAATACCCAGACGAAAAGTTTTTTCATTATACTCAACTACTCCAATGTTTCTTTTTTGTGACATTTCAACGATGGACTGATTAAATGCATTCAGTTTATCATGATCCCAGTCTGTTCCTTTTACTGAATCTGTGTCTGAATATAACCATCTCCGGCAGCAGGAGCCTAGCCGGAAAAGATAAGCCTGTGCATAAGCTGTGATAAATACCCCCCACTGGTAGGGCATGAAGCTATTCTTGTTCCGATAGAACTTTTCAAGCTCTTTTTCCCTGTCCTCTGGTTCTTTTGCCTCCCACTCTCCGGATTCCATAAGCTCTGTACATAAGATCTGAATGATCCGCTGTACTGTCATGCCGTACATTCCATTAAGTTCCCCTTTTGAGATCATATAGTTTGCTTCGTCCAAGTCCTTAAGGGTGCACTTTTTAAAAAACAACTCCATTAAATAGTCTGTGAACCACTCTGGCAAGTAGTCTTTTGTAGCTCTCATGACCTTTGAAACATCCGCCCAGTCATAATCATAACTTGACAGTATGACCTCTAAATCCGGATCCGTAAAGGGATAAATGACAAGATCAGCATTAACGATCTTTCCATTATCAAGATTATCATGAAACTGTTCTTTTTTGCTTTTGGCTTCCGGAAACACACAAACTTTTGCTTTTGAAAAAGCAAGAGGTGGCATAGGGCAGTCTTTTTTCAACCTCAGATTCTTTAATCTTATATAGCCGGAAAAAGCATAATCTTCTTTCAGTTCCATAATGTCCTTTAATGTTATAGTATTAGTATAACAAAAGTTCGTCATTGGAAACTTACAATAACACATCCATGCAATATAAGAACTTGCAAAATCATAGCACTCAACAGGTTCTTTTATCAATTGATTAACATAGTACCTGTTTGCATGGACATACCCACCATGATAGCAATCAACCATCTGGTCATACTGTTCAAGTGTTAATGCCATTTGTTCAAATTGCTTTCGCCATTTCTTGTCTTTTCTTGATCTCCTGCGGGCGTTAGTACGGATAAAGCCTGTATTTGTCAGTGGACAGTTCGCCACGTTAAAGCCTCTCTGATTTATGTATTTTCGTAGTGCCTTGCACAAGCTTATCGTATCCGTACAGACGTATGCTATTTCTTTTTCTGTACGTGGACTTGCTGGTGTTCGAAATTTCTTATAGTCCCATGTTCCGACAGCTTTCTCAGTGGTTCCCATGTCTTTACAAAGCTTTTCTAATGATCTCTGTGTCAAGATAAGACTGTCCCGGAACTCAATGCCCTGTCCCGTCCATTTCATAAAGATGTACTTATGTGTTTTAGCAGCTAATGATTTGTCAGGATTCCCCCATTTTTGGAAAAAATGATTTCTTAAAAATACATAATCATAAGGGAAATTATGCACATAAAATCTTACAAGGTGGCTGTCATCAGCATGTAATGTGGTACAGATTCTGTCTATCGTGTCTATCAGATCAGAAACATGATTACCATAAATACAGCAATCATTCTCTATGGTGATGGTCCAGTCTGTAACAAAGCCAATGCTTTTGTTAAGATAGACAAAGGTTTCCGTGTCTACTGTTATTATTTTTTCATACACACCAAGGTAATGACCTGCGTTGGATCTCCGGATAAAATCACCATTGAATAGCCGCATATAATCATAGTTTTTAAAATAAATAACCGGATAACCTGCGACTACCATTATTTTGCCCCCCTGCTATGGTCTGTATTTTAAAGCCTCCGCCTCTCCGGAGAAACCAAGTTGTTTTGCAATCGTATCAGCCATGTCCGGATCTGTTCGCGCTCTGAACTTCTCTAAATCTTTTATGATCTCAGAAACGTTAGAATCATCCAGTTTGTGACTGATGATTCTAATTGTCTGTTTGCTGTCATAAAATCTCTGCATCCACTTCCATACCTCAGATTTAAAAAACAGTTTCATTTCCTCTTTTGAGCTGAAATTGATTCCATATTCAGTACTGAGGGTTTGTTGACGTTGATCAATAATCTCTCTCCAACCCTGCACAGTGCTACTTTTTTCTTTCAATACTTTTTGTATGGCTTTGATCTGTGTTCTAGGCAGACCTTTATACTTTTCATTTTCCAAGTTTTCCGGAATGGTTGATCGTCCCGGAAAAAATCTCGCAAGCAGATCCTGGTAATCTGCATACGCCCCTCCAACTTCTGAATCAAATCCTTTTGCCTTTAATCTACGCATACGCTGATTCAGACGTTTAGCAAGCTGTCTGCGGAGTTGTAAAGCTTCGGCAGTAGTAAGCATGTTTGGGTTTACGTTCAGTCCCTTTGAAGTGGTCAGGATTTTAGGATTCTTTGGCATATTTGAGTACCCCCATTATTTCATCATATAGTTTATGATTAAACCCATCATACACTATCTTAGCCCATTCTTCATAGTATCTATACTCTTTGTCACTAATATATTTTTGTTCACTCAAATATATATAAAGTTTTGCAAAAATGTAATAGTTTTCAACCATTATTTTTGCATCATTGATAGTATCCTTTACTCTAACTAGTGCACAAAGAGTATTATTTTTTCTTCGTATTTCGATTCTTGATTCTGCTTTATTATACATAGTTTTTCGTAAAATTCTTGAAATAACTATGATTATATCTAAATATCTTAATTCTATCATGTCTGTTCTATCAAGATCTGATTTTGATTTCATAAGAGTTACTACCGGGGATTTTACCCCGGTGTTCGTATATTTGATTTTTGTGTATTTTGATTTCATTTACTGTTCCTCCTTTAAAATCATGAAATCACTGAATATCTCAATGGCTTCCTTATCACTTGATGCATTGATTTCCTCAACTTCGTCAAACCCCTCAGAAGCATCAGCAAAGTATCTTGTTTCATTATACTCCTTATAAAGTGTGTATGGGTAGCCCCAACTTGTTTCAATGGTCATTATCTCTTTTCCAACATATACTCTATGACGTCCGTTTAAGATCATTCCTCTTTTCATATCATATTCCCTCCTGCCTAGTTGGCTGTGCTTGATTGATTTG